GCCGATCGCGCGGAGCACCACGCCGATGCGCAGTCGCCGCAAACGCCCGACGAAGGCTGAGGGCTCTGCATACATCGATGCGTGCCGCGGCGAAGAGTGCTATCTGCGCGTGCCCGGCATCTGTTGCAGCGTCGGCTGGGCGCATCCATCTGTCGTCGATTGTCATTCGAACCAGTCGAAGCACGGCAAGGGCGGCGCGCTGAAGGCGAAGCACGAATTCACCGTGCCGGGCTGCGGACCATGCCATTACTGGCTTGACTTCGGCCCGGCGGTGCGTGAGACGAAGGTTCTCACGTTCGACACAGGGCTCGCCGCTTGGGTGCCAGTGCGCGCCGCCAAGCTCGGCATTGCGCTTGCGGAGGCTGCTTGAGACTGCTTGTGCGCATGCCGCTGCCTTTCCAGAGCACCGAGGGATACGAGACGTTCGAATGCGTCGTGGCCCGCGTGCGCCGGCCAGTGATTGCACCGAAGAAAGCTGCTGCATATCTCTATGCCGATATCGATCTGCCGGAGAAGTACCGCGCATTTGCCAATCTGCGTCTTTTCAATGCCGACGGAACCTATCCGGTCGAAGTGGTGGTCGCCTACAACCGCAGATCCCTCGCGGCCTTTCTCGCGAGCAACGACAACGAGTGGAACGTCGGAGGTGCAGCGTGAATATCGACGAACTCAAAGGCGCGGAGCTTGATTTCTGGGTGGCCAAGGCGCGCGGTCTGGAGCCCGAGTTGCGGAGTTTGTACGGGCAGAGCTATTGCCGCATCGACGTGCACGGCGGCGGCTATCAGATCTATCAGCCGACTGAAAACGTATTGCTCTCCGGGGCCATTGCGTTCGAACGCCACTACACCCTATTTCCGCGCCTTGATGCCTGCGCCGGCGGCGCGCCGTCGGTTTGGGTGTGGCTGGCGGAGGCGCAGCAGAACCCTAACTATCACGGCCTCTTTTGCGACGAATCGCCGCATGTGGCTATCTGCCGCCTATGCGTCGCCGAATGGATCGCCGAGAGCCTACTTACCGATTCCCCATTCCGTCTGCGGCCCATGGCGCCGCGCGATTTTGCGAGCCGCGGCCTCGCAGCCATGACGGACGGACAGGCCTATCAAAGTCTTTTGCGCTGGAAACAGCGACACTGACCGAGTCCAACCATGACCATCACAACCGAATTCATCGTGCTCGCAATGGCTGCTTGTTTGGCAGTCACCGGGCTCTTTTTGAAGTAACCATGCATCAAATCAATCGGAGCAACGGAAATGAATCAAGCTGCAACGCAAATGCCACTGTATGTCTGCCACAAGCAGGTTTGGGCACTCAAGATCAAAGCGATCCGCCAGCACGACGGTGAATCGAGATTCGATGGTGGTAGTTGGTTGCTCGACGTTGAAGAGCCCGGTTATGCACCGATCGAAGTGTCTCACCACGACTATGTACTGAAGCACAGCCCGCGCATTGGCGGGTACTACGTTGTGTACAAGGGTGGCTATCAATCTTTCTCGCCGGCCAAGGCCTTCGAGGATGGTTACATGCCCGTCGTTTCCGTTGTACCGGCGCTATATACGCCGACCTTTCAAGGCGCGCTGGCGGCCCTCAAAGACGGTCGACGCGTTGCGCGTGCCGGCTGGAACGGTAAGGGCATGTTCGCGTACATGGTGCCGCCCGCTTCATATCCGGCCCAGACGGGCGCCGCCAAAGAGTATTTCGGCGAAGGCTCGAAGGTGCCTTACAACGCGTATTTCGCTCTGAAGGGCGTCGACGACGCGGTGAGCACCTGGGTGCCAAGCGTCAGCGATCTGCTCGCCGATGACTGGCACGTCATTGATTCAGAGAAGCATGTGACATCGCCATATGCGCCTCACCAGCAACGCGTGATCGACGAGAAAGTTGAACTCGACGGCCGCCGCGAAAAACTTCTGGCGTTCTTCCGGACAGCAATCTTTTCGGGCCTCGCCGAGACCGAGCGCGATCGTCTCGATAAGCAGGCGTTCGTCATGTCCCAGTACTCGGCGGTGCTCGGCGAGCGCATCGCGGCATTTGAATAACCCACGGCGCGGCAGTAAGCCTCGGGGCTACGGACGTCGCGCGTAAGACCCCTGGCGTGCAGTGATGCGAAAGCAGCAACTTCATTCCAATTTGATGCGACAGGAGCAACACCATGAACATGGCAAACCACACGCCGCTGACCGACGAACAGAGCACCGAGGCCGCAATCGTGAAGGCGGGCAAAACCGCGCCGCGCGTGACGCCCGCCGATATCGACGCGGCGATCGTCGGCGAATTCTTTTTTACGGCGGCCGATGCAGCTCGTTTCGGCTACCTGACCGAAGACATTCTCGACCACGACGCGCGCGACCGACGCAACGCCGTTCTTTTCAGCATGACCACGCGTTCATATAGCGGCGCGTGCATCGACATTGATGCGAACGCTGACATTTCGCAGCCGCTCACGTTGCTGACATTTTGCGTCCTGGTGCTGCGCAATGGCTTCACGGTGACGGGCGAGAGCGCATGCGCTAGCCCCGAAAACTTCGATGCGCAGATTGGCCGCGACATTGCCCGGAAGAATGCGCGCGAAAAGATCTGGCCGCTAGCCGGCTACGCGCTGAAAGAGCAACTGTTCCAGATGACTCAGCCGCCGCTGTCGCCTGAAGTGTTCGACGACACCGCGAACGCGCATCAGCGTTTGCACGGCAGCAAGTAACAGCACCGCGCGCCTATGCCGTCCACCGTTTGCATTGACTGGTTCAGAGTCCTCGCGGACCTTTGCGGGGACGGCTTCTCTTTGTACAAACTCTCCCGCATCACTTCAATTCCACGCAGCTCACTGCAGAGCTATCGCAACGGCGTCGAGCCGTCGCATTCCGTTGGCTCGCTATTGCTGATTGCTTGGGCTATCAAGTCCGGAAGTGATCCAAGCGAAGCGCCGACGATTCGTGCGCATCCGCGCAATTTAGCCAAGATTTCGTCTAGCGATATGTCGGATACTGCGGGCTGCTAAGTACCCATGTTCCGCTTTCACTGGAGTCTATTCCTTTTACGGGTAACACCGCCAGCATGACGAAACCGCCGCGAAAACTCTCAGCCGGGCGTGCCCGCTTTGTTGACGAGTATCTCGTCGATTTGAATGCGACTCAGGCGGCGATCCGTGCGGGATATAGCCCTAAGACGGCGGTTAAACAGGGTTCGCGCCTGTTGACAAAAGCAGATATTCAGGAGGCGATTTGCGCAGCGCGTGAGTCGCTGGCCACGAAGTTCGAAATTACGCGGGAGCGTGTGCTTGCGGAGTACGCAAAGCTCGCCTTTTCAGACCCCCGGAAGTTTTATCGGCCCGACGGAACGCTGAAGAACATTCCCGAACTTGATGCAGACACCGCCGCTTCGCTCGCGGGGTTTGAGGTGGTCGAGCAGCAGTCGGCGGAAATCGATGACGAAGGCAACGTCATACCGATCCCGATGTTTGTGAAGAAGGTCAAATGGGTCGACAAGAAGTCAGCGCTCGACAGCATTGCGCGCGTGATGGGTTGGAATCAGGACAAAGTGAAAGGCGAGTTATCTGGACCGGGCGGCGGTCCGATTCCCGTCAGCACGACTGTAGACGTTAGCTCACTCAGCGAAGAACAGCTTCGCGCACTTGCATCTATCAAGGTCGAATAAATGGGCGGTAGGGACTTCACCGTCGAAGACGTAATGGCAGCGCGGCGATTGCTCGCCCAGCGCAGCCTTCCCGACTTCGCATGCATGGTGGACATTCCCACGGTGCCGATCACCGACGCTGCCGACGAAGACCAGTTCTCGATGATGCGTATCGGCAAGCTCGCCGCGCATCACCAATTCCTTTGCGTCAAATTGCAGGGCATCGACGACGGCACAATCCCGAATCTCATGGTGCTCATGCCGCCGGGCTCGGCGAAGAGTACTTACAGCGATATCGTCTTCGTTCCGTGGTTCATGGCGCGCAAGCCGCGTCGCAATACCATCCTCGCCAGCTACGCGACCGAAATCGCAATGAAGCAAGGGCGCCGCGCGCGGCAGCTCGTCAAGTCGCGCAGCTTTCAGCGATTGATGGACGTCGGCCTCGTCGCTGATAACCGCGCCGCGCACCAGTGGACGCTCGACAACGGCTCCGAGTTCATGGCCGGCGGTCTGCTGTCCGGTTTGACCGGTAACCGCGGCGCGCTCGGCGTGCTTGACGACCCGATCAAAGGCCGGAAGGAAGCGGAATCGGAGACGGTGCGCAACTCCACGTGGGATGCGTACATCGACGATTTCTGTTCGCGCCTGATCCCGGGCGCGCCGCAGGTCATCATTCAGACGCGCTGGCACGAAGACGATATCGCCGGCCGCATCCTGCCTGAAGGTTGGGACGGTGAATCAGGTGTGTTCCGTGGCCGCGATGGTCGCGTGTGGCACGTCATCTGCCTGCCGGCGATCGCAGACCGCGCGGACGATCCGCTCGGCCGCCAGATCGGTGAAACGCTGTGGCCTGAGTGGTTCAGCCTCGAGCATTGGGAGCCGTTCAAGCTCAATCGCCGCACGTGGTCTTCGCTGTATCAGCAGAAGCCCGCGCCCGCCGAGGGCACGTACTTTCAGAAGGCGTGGTTTCGCCGCTATCGCCCTGGTAGCCAGCCTGCACGGCTCAACTACTACATCACCAGCGACCATGCGCCGAGCGGCGCGGATAACGCCGACTTCGCGTGCGTGCGCGTGTGGGGCGTTGACCAGTTCGAAAACGTGTACCTGATCGATGGCTTCCGCGAACAGATCACGATGGACAAGTTGTGCGCGCGCGTCGTCGGCAACGTGAAGGCAGCGGAGAACCGCGAGGTTCCGCCGGAAGAAAAGCGCACGGGCCTGATTCGCAAATATAAGCCGCTCGCCTGGTTCCCTGAAGACGACAACAACTGGAAGTCGGTTGCTGGTTTCGTCACTGCCGCGATGCGTCGCGAGAAGCAATTCATTCGTATCGAGCCGATCAGCCCGCATGGCAACGACAAAGAGGTCAAGGCGCAGGCCTTTCAAGGTATGGCGTCGAGCGGTTGCGTGTGGGTGCCGGAAGGCCCCGAAGGCGACGACATTGTCGACCAGTACATCAAGTTCCCGACCGCGAAGCATGACGACGAGGTCGACGCAGGCAGTTTGATCGGTCGGGCGATCGCTGACGCGCACCCGGCGATTATCCCGGTGAAGGAAGCGCGGCCGGTCGAGCGCGATAGCTGGGATCGCGCATTCAACAACGATGACACGGACGACGGCTCATGGAAAACAGCGTGACCGTCACGTCCGATACGGGATACGACCAGCCGGCCGCAGTTGATGCGCCGGATGCGACGGTTCTGTGCCGTTGGTTCGAAGAGTCCGAACAGATGACGCGCGACGCTCGATTGAATTCTGAGCGCGCCCGCGACTATTACGACGGCCAGCAATGGACCGCGCGCGAACTCGAGATTTTGCGCAAGCGCGGCCAGCCGGCACTCACGATCAACTACGTAAAGCGCAAGGTCGAATACCTACGGGGCTTCGAGCGCCGTATGCGTAGTGATCCGAAGGCGTTTCCGCGTGATCCCGCCGAAGAGCAGTTGAGCGAGGCCGCAACCGACTCGCTGCGCTATGTCGCCGATCGCAACGACTTCGACGTGATCCGCTCGGACGTTTACGAAGACATGTTGATCGAGGGTTACGGCGGCGTCGATATCACGGCCAAGCCGAGCGCCGATGGGTACGACGTCAACGTCGCACGCATTCCCTGGGATCGCATCTGGTACGACGCGTACAGCCGCCAGAAGGATTTCAGCGACGCGCGTTACAAGGGCATCGTGATCTGGATGGATCGCCAGCAGGCGCTCGACGATTGGCCTGATAAAGAAGACGTGATCGAAGCCACGCTCAATTCGGTATCGCTGAGCCAGACGTACGACGATCGGCCGAAGTTCTCGACATGGAGTGACAACCGCCGCACGCGCGTGCGCATTGTGCAGTGTCACTTCATCTGGAAAGGCACGTGGATGATCGCGACGTTTACCAAAGGCGGGTACCTCGAAGAGCCGATGGTGTCGCCTTACCTCGATCGCGAGGGCAAGCCCGCGAGCACTCTGCATTTGCGCGCCGCGTATGTCGATCGTGAGAACAATCGCTACGGCCACGTCAACGACATGCTGTCGCTGCAAGACGAGGTGAACAAGCGCCGCTCGAAGGCGCTGCACCTCATGAGCGTGCGTCAGACGTTCGGCAATCAGCAGGCAATCGCCGACGTCGACAAAGCGCGTCGCGAGCTAGCGAAGCCTGACGGTCATATCGAAATCCAGAATGCTGGCGTGCTGAATCAGGACTTCGGTGTGTTGCCGACCGGCGACATGGCATCGGCGCAGGTCGAATTGATGCAGCACGCGACCAGTGAATTGCAGGCGAGCGGCCCGAATGCAGCGATGGCCGGCAAAGATCCACGCATCCAATCAGGCCGAGCAATTCAGTCGCAGCAGGCCGGCGGCGCTATCGAGGTTGAGCCGATCATCGACGATTTGCGCCAGTGGACGAAACAGGTCTATGAAGCCGCGTGGCTGTGCATCCGTCAGTTCTGGACCCAGCAGAAGTGGATCCGCGTCACGGACGACGAACGAAACGCGAAATGGGTTGGCTTGAATCAGCCCGTCACATTGCAGCAGGCGCTCGGCGAACTTGATCCGGCGGAAGCCCAGCAATTCATGCAACAGGTGCAGCCGCCGCTTCAGCCGAACGACCCGCGGCTTCAGCAGATCGTGCGCGTGGATAACGACATTGCCGGGCTCGACGTTGATATCACGATCGAAGAGGGTCCGGACGTCGCGAACATTCAGGCCGAACAGTTCCAGATGCTGACGCAGCTTGCGCAAGCCGGTGTGCAGTTCCCGCCGGCGGTGCTGATCCAAGCGTCGCAGTTGCGGAACAAAGACAAGCTGATCGAGATGCTCGAAGAGTCGCAGCAAGCCAATGCCGGCACGCAACAACAGGTGCAGCAACTCGGCATGGAGAAGACTCAGGCCGATATCGCCAAGACGCAGGCCGAAGCCGAGCACTCGCACGCGCAGGCTGTAAAGGCCATGAGCGATGCACAGCAACCGCCGCAGCAATCATCGGCGCCGTCGCAACCCGTACAGGGGCCGTCGACGCTCGATCAATTGAAGACGGCCGCCGAAATTCGAAAGCTCAACGCACAAGCCGGCCAGTTGCAGGCGTCAGCAATCAAGAGCATCGCCGACGCTCAGCAGCCGCCGCAAGTCGTACAGGTTGGGTAGTAGCCGCCGCCGGGCTTCGGGCGTAATGCTGCCGCCGGGCTTTAATCGGGCGTTGTTGGGAGCTGGAAATGGAAAGCTTGGAAAACGTTCTTCGCGGAGAGTCGAGCGATGTCAATACCGCTGTTGCAGCAACTGACAACACTCAAGTTCAACGCACGGGCGAAACGCAGGAAGCGCCGCAGCCAGCAGCAGAAGGCGAAGTCGCACATCAACAACCTGCAAATGGTGCGCCGCCGGCATCCGAACAAGACAAGCTAGTTCCGTTGAAAGCGCTGGAGGAAGAGCGCAAAGGCCGTCAAGACTGGAAGGAAAAGGCCATTCGCTTTGAGGAAGAGCTTAAGCATCTGCGCGCCGGTGGCGGGCAGCAAGGTCAGCAGCAGCAAGAACAGTCGTCGCCGCTGACCTTCGAGCAGGCGCTTCTCAATGAGCGGATGAACGTCTCCGAAATGATGCTTCGCAACCAGCATCAGGACGTGGACGACAAGCTCGCGGTGTTCCAAGCAGAAGTAGCGAAGAACCCCGCGCTGGGTGCAGAACTGGCGAAGCAACGGCATCCGTGGGAATGGATGTACAAGCAGGCCCAGCGCATTCAGGCGCTGAACGATATCGGTGACGATCCGACCGCATACGAAGCGAAGTTGCGCGACAAGATCATGGCCGAGATTCAAGGTCAACAGCAACAGCAAACGCCTGCAGCAGCCACGGCGCAAGCCGCCGCGCCCGTTCTTCCGAAATCACTGGCAACAGCCCGTTCCGCTGGGCCGCGCTCGGCGCCGGCGTGGACCGGGCCGACGCCGCTCAATGACATTCTGAAACCGAGGTCTTAAAAATGGTTGATACAGTCGCACGTCAAGGTCTAACCCCCCAGCAATGGGACGATTCGTTCTTCATGGAATACGTCCGTGACTCGCGCTTCAAGCGCTACATGGGCACCGACGAGAATTCCATCATCCAACTGAAGGACGACCTCACCCGCAAGCCGGGTGACCGCGTCACGTTCGCGAATGTGCGCAAGCTCAAGGGCGACGGCGTCACGGGCAATCAGGTGCTCGAAGGCAACGAAGACGAACTCGACTCGCGTTCGATGTCCGTCCAGGTCAACCCGCTGCGTAATGCCGTGGTCGTCACCGATTGGGACGAACAGAAGTCGGTTATCGAGTTGCGCGACGCCGGCAAGACGGCTCTCAAGCTGTGGGCGATGGAGAAAATGCGCGACGGCACGATCGCAGCCTTCTATTCGATCAATGGCGTGCTGTACACGACTGCGACCGAAGCGCAGAAGGATGCGTGGCTCGCCGACAACTCGGACCGCGTGCTGTTCGGTGCCGCGTTGAGCAATAACAGCGGCAATGACCATTCGGCCTCGCTCGCGAACCTCGACAACACCGCCGACAAGCTGTCGTGCGACATGGTCAGCTTGGCCAAGCGCCGCGCGCAGCTCGCGTCGCCGGCAATCAAGCCGATTCGCCTGTCCGAAGACGAAGAATGGTTCGTGATGTTTGCGAACTCTCTTTCGTTCCGGGATCTGAGCAAAGACCCCGCGATGGTTGAAGCGAATCGCACCGCGCGCCCGCGCGAAAGCGGCGCCATGAGCAACAACCCGCTGTTCACCGGCGGTTCGCTGCAATGGGATGGCGTGATCATCCGCGAAATTCCGGAAATTCCGTACCTGGCCGGTGTGGGTGCTGGCGGTATTCAGGTCGGCGCGAACTTCCTGTGCGGTGCGCAAGCAATTGGCGTGGCATGGGCGCAGCGCACGAAGTCGACGACCAATGTCCGCGACTACGGTTTCCGCACCGGCGTCGGCGTGCAGGAAATTCGCGGCATTGAAAAGCTGCTCTTCGGCCGCGGTCCGGACGACACCGACAACCTCGTTCAGCACGGCCTGGTGACGGTCTATACGGCGGCAGTCGCCGACGCATAAGCCGGCAATGATGTGAGACGGTGGCGCCCGCGCGGCGCCGCTCTTTCAAGTCGAAACCGAATTCTGAGGATCCTGACATGACCACTTATCACATGAGCAATCCGGACGGTCGTCCGGACGCGATGCCTGGCGCCGGCGATGCTGCCGGTCTGAAGTGCAAAACCATGCGCATCACACTGGCCGCCGCCTTGCTGCTCAACGATCTGCTGATCGGGCCGAAACTGGCCGATGGCTCGACGGTCGTCGACGTCATCGCTGTGGCATCCGATCTGGATTCGAACGCTGCGCCGACGATCACGCTCGACGTCGGTTACAGCGGCGATCCCGATTACTTCATCGCGGCATCGAACATCGGCCAGGCTGGCGGCATTGCGCGCGCCAGCGCTGTGACGGCGAAGCCGCTGACGCTCGCGAGCGACGACACGATCAACGTCACCGTTCACGCGGCGCCGGCGACGGGCCAGGCCGGCACGATCGATCTGACCGTCTTCTTCCTTCCGCCGAGCGCGTAAAGCGCGCGGGGTCGGCCAGCCGGCCGGCCCCGACGAATGGAGCGAATAGCAATGGCAAAAGTAACTTTCATCGGTGACCCGAAAGGCGCCGACAACACACCGGGCGTCGATCACAAGGGCACGTTTTTCGAGCGCGGTATCACCGTGTCGGTGCCCGATTTCATCGCATCGAAGCTGGTCAACAACTCGCATTTCAAAGTCACGGGCTACAAAGCGCCGCCCGAGACCGATGCGAGCGAAGAAAAACAGACGAGCGTCGACACATGCACGCGCGAGCAATTCAACGCCGCAATGGGCAAGCTCGAGGCGCAGAAGAATGCGGAGCGTGACGCAGCGCTCGCCGCGTTGAGCGCGAAGAAGGACGAGGAAGCCGCTGCTGCGCTCGCCGCGGCGAAGGCTGAATCGGACGCGACTGCTGCAACGATGAAGGCTGAAATCGACCGCCTGACCGCGCTCGTTCCGCAGCCGGCACCGCCGCAGGCCTAAGCGATGGCGACCAAGGCGGAACTGGCCAAACGCGTCCTTCAGAATCTGAAGGTGCTAGGGACCGGTCAAACGGCCGATGCCGAAGACCAGCTTATCGCCGAGCAGAAAGTGTCTGCCGTGCACGCGAGTCTGAAGAAAGACGAGCGTGTGCGGTGGACCGTTCAGGAGATTCCTGAAGCCGCCGAAGAGGCGTATGTGTTCATGGCAGCTTTCCTGGCTGCGCCGTCCTTCGGTCAGGGGCTAACGCAGGACGTGTGGAACTGGGGGCAGCAGGAGATTACGCGCCTGATCAGCACGCCGGCGTCTGGCGAGAGCACGCCCACGGAGTACTTCTGATGGACGTCAAATTTTCGGTTGCGCTTGACTCGCCAGCACAGGAACGCGATTTCGAGATATCGCATGACGACGACTTCCGTGTGATCGTCGATATTTACGCGACCGACAGTGCTGACGATATCGACACGATCGATCTTAGCGCTTCGACACTCACGTTCGAACTGCCTGGCTATCCGTCCCAATCGGTTCAGGCCACCGGCAGCACGTTCACGTTTGCACCGTTTCCGAGCCGGCGATACCGCAGCGCGCGGGCGCCGTTTCGGATTTATATGGTCGATGCCGACGCTCTGAAAACCACGCTGATCTTCGGCTATGTGGTGACGCGGCGTCGCAATTTGCTCGATTGGTTTTGCGTGAGCGGTAGTGATTACGGGTGGCGCGCATGAAACAGCCATTACTAACCGGCGCTTACGAGGCGCGCAGCGTGATCGCAAGCGCTCAGCGCTGCGTGAACTTGTTCCTCGAGCAGAATCCGAGCGATTCGGAATTCCCGACGACACACTATCCAACGCCGGGCCTAATCAAGCGCGCGATGGCGCCGCTGGAGGGATTTCGCGGCCTATATACAGCGTCGAGTGGCGATCTTTATGCAGCGGTCTCGTCGAACCTGTACCGAATCGCCGATGATTGGTCGTTCCATCTTCTCGGCGCACTGAATAGCGGGCACGGTCCCGTCTCGATGTGCGACAACAGTCTGACGCTCGTCGTCGTCGACGCCACCGATTCGGGCTACACGGTTGACCTCAAAACATATGACTTTGCCGTTATCGATGAGGATTCGTTTTACGGCTCGCCTCGCGTGTCTGTGCTGGACGATTTCCTGATTTTCAACCAACCCGATACGCGGCAGTTCTATATTTCTGGTGCGCTCGCCGTCACTTTCGATCCGCTTGATATCGCGTCCAAGAACGGAGCTCCTGACAAACTGATCACGCACGCGGTCGTCGATCACACCATCTGGCTGTTTGGCGAGCGGAGCACGGAGGTCTGGTACAACAGCGGCGCGGCCGATTTCGTATTCGAGCGCTACCCGGGTGTCTTCATACAGCAAGGCTGCGCCGCTGCGGCGTCCGTAGCGGTTATCGACACGGTCGTCTATTGGCTTTCTGATGGCGCGGATGGCGAAGGCATGGTGTTTCGCAGCAGCCAGATGACTGCGTCGCGAATCTCGACGTATGCGATGGATCAGGAAGTCAAGAAGTACTCGCGCGTCGACGATGCTATCGGCTATTGCTACCAGCGTGACGGGCACGCCTTCTACGTGCTGACGTTTCCGACTGCCGATAAGACATGGTGCTATGACCTCGCGACGGGCCAATGGCACGAACGCATGTGGCTCGATAGTAACGGCGGCGAACACCGACACCGCAGCAATTGCTTTGCGCAATGGAAGCGCATGCAGCTTGTGGGCGATTGGGAAACCGGCGATCTGTACGAGATGACGCCGGATGCTTTCGACGATGCGGGCACCGACATGCTGCATGTGCGGTCGTGGCCAGCGCTGTCGAACGAAAAGAAGCGCATTTTTCTGGACAGGTTCAGCCTCGATATGGAGGTTGGCGAAATTCCGGTCGATCAGGACGAACCACAAGTGCGGCTGCGCTGGTCGGACACGCGCGGGCGCTCATGGCGAAACCCGGTTTCCCGTGGCCTTGGCGCGCGTGGCGAGTTCGGTCACCTGGTGCAGTTCAATCGCTGCGGGCAGTCTCGCGAACGCGTCTTTGAAGTGTCGTGGTCGGCCAATGTGAAGACGGCGCTCAATGGCGCCTATGTCGATCCGCAGTTGGGGGCGTAATGGCGGCCAATCTGAAAAGCCCGTTTCCATCGCCCTCGCTGGGGTTCGTCGACTCTCAGGGACGCATAAACCGCGTCTGGCTCGAATTTTTGCTTACGCAGTTCCGCCGAACGGGCTCTGAGCTCGGCGGCGATCTGGGTGCCCTGACGGCGCTTGTGAATGCACACACTGAGCGGCTCGATACGCTCGATGGCGAAGTAGCCGACCTGCAATTGCTTGTCGAGTCGAATCCTTTCGGTGCCGCGATTGCCGCAGTGCTCGGACGCATGGCGGTGCTCGAAATGATGGTCGCGAGCATGCCGGTCGCAAACGCGACGAGCGCGTCGGTCGCCATGCTGCCCGAACCGGTCGCGGCGCTTCACGCGGTCCAAACCAACTTACCCGAGCCGGTCGCCGTTCAGCGTGCGGCATCCGATGACCTTCGCAAACTGATCGAGGCATAGAACGATGTCCGTAGCCTGGAAACCCTTCACTCAATCTGTTCTGACTGGCGCCCCCGCGGCGAAATACACGCCGGCCGTCGCGAAACAGGCATCCGTGCAAAGCGCGAATGCGTGGAATCCGACCGTTGCTGCGGTGACGATGAATGTGTATTTAGTCCCCGCTGCCGGTGCTGCTGATGACACCACGCGCGTACATCAGGTCTCGATTCCGGCCGGGAAGTCGATTCCGGTTCCTGAGTTGCTCAATCTGAAGGTCATCGCAGGCTGGGCGCTGTTTGCTGACGGCGCTGGTGTAACGCTCACGGTGACGGGCGCAGAGGCGGATGCATGAAGTCGGATGCTATTACGCCGGTCGAAACTCAACCAACGATGCGCGCGCACGTCTGCGCACTCGAGGCAGAGATTGAAAAAATGCCGCAGGTTGATTGTCCTGTCTGGCATTTTTTCGCGCCTGGCCTTTACGCGCGAAAAATGCTGATTCCGAAAGGAACGGTGCTGACCGGCGCGGTGCATAAAACGGAGCATCTATGCATTGTCTCCGGCGATATCGAAGTCACCACGGATACGGGCGCGCGCCGTATCACCGACGCACATGCGATCTTTTCATCCAAGCCAGGTGCGAAGCGCGCCGGCTATGCCCACGAAGACACGATCTGGACGACGGTTCATGCAACCGGCGAGACGGATCTGGACAAACTCGTTGAGGAACTGACCGAGTCGACAAACTTGCAGTTGCTCGGAGGCAATGAAAACCGGCAATTGCAAAACAACCGTATCGAGGTAACCCCATGAGCTTTGGACTGTCAGCAGCTGCGATTGGCGGTATTGCGGCCGGTGTCGGTGCGATCGGGGGCGCGGTCATCAGCGGAAATGCAGCGAAAAGCGCGGCCAGCACCCAGGCGAACGCCGCCGACGCCGCGGCCCAGCTCCAGGAGCAGCAATACGAACAGACGCGCAGCGATCTGGAGCCGTATCGCAATCTTGGAACCAGCAGTATTACTGCGCTGAATTCGGCAATTAAGAACCCGCTGCTCACGACCGCATTTACGGCGCCCACGGCGGCGGAGGCCGCAGCAACACCGGGCTATCAGTTCACGCTCGATAACGGGTTGAAGGCACAGCAAAACAGCGCTTCCGCACGCGGGCTTGGCTCATCAGGTGCGGCGCTCAAGGGTGCAAGTGCGTATGCGACCGGGCTCGCCGATTCGACCTATGGCGACACCTATAACCGGGCGCTGCAGACGTTCTCGACGAACTACGGGCAGGCATCTGACGCAGTGAACCGGCTGCTTGGACTCGTCACCGTTGGCCAGAATTCTGCCGCGCAGACCGGCGCTCTTGGCACGCAGTCGGCCAACAGTGTCGCAGGCACGCTTACTTCTGGCGCCGCGTCATCGGCCGCTGGCACCGTAGGTTCGGCGAATGCGATCAATAGCGGGATTTCAAGCGCGCTCGGCAGCGGCCAGAACGCGCTGTTGCTGAGTGCCCTGACGAAGAACAACACCGCAACCGACGCATGGGGGACTATGTAAATGGCGCTCGACCCTAGCATTGCTTTGCAGGTGCAGCCGGTGCAGGTACAAAACCCGCTGACGCAGTACGCGCAGGTTTCGGCCATCCAGAACGCGCAGCAGCAGAACGCGTTGACCGGGCTCGCTATTCAGGACAGGCAGCGTGAGATTGGGCAGAACCAAGCGGTCAATGATGCGTTTCGCAATAGCGTGAATCCCGATGGTTCGCTCAACCGCGCGACACTAACTCAGGGCGTGGCTCAAGCGGGCTACGGGTCTGCACTGCCGGCGCTCACGAAGACGCTCAATGAGTCGGACCTAGCCGCGCTCAACACGCAGAAGGAGAAAGTAGCGGGTGCGATTCAGCAGCTCGGCGCGGTCGGCCAGGTTCTGGGTGGCGTGACGGATCAACAAAGCTACGACGCTGCGCGGCAGTGGGCCATTCAGCATGTCGGCCCCGATGCTGTTGCGAACATGCCAGCTCAATACGATCCCAATCTTGTCGCACAAAAGCGGCAGGAAGCGCTGACCACCGTGCAGCAGCTCGACCAGCATAGCAAGGCGATCGACCAGGCCTTGCAGCAATCGCAGTTCGACGAGACGCAGCGACACAACCAGGCGACCGAGGCCAGCACCGTTCGCGGCCAGAATCTCACGGCAGCGACGGAAACACGCGGCCAGGACATGCGCGCGCTCGACTTCGATCCGAAGAACGGCGTTGTCGTAAATAAGGTGACCGGCCAATCGACGCCTGTCATGGGCGCGAACGGTCAGCCGATCGGTGGTACGGCCAACAACCTGACGCAAGATCAGTCGAATGCGGTTGCCTTCGGCGCACGCGCGCTCGATGCTCAAGGCACGTTGCGTCAACTGGAGGCAGGCGGAACGACGAACAGCAATGCGGTCAATCGCGCTGCTTCTGCTCTTCCGGGCGTCGGCGGCGCGCTCGGCGCGGCGACGAATTGGCTGAACAGCGACCAACAGCAGAGCTATCAGCAGGCCAAGTCGAATTTCATTACGGCTGTGCTGCGCAAAGAATCTGGTGCATCAATCGCGCCGGCTGAATTCGATACAGAAGACAAAAAATACTTCCCGCAACCCGGCGACTCGGCAGCCACCATCGAACAGAAAGCGCGTGCTCGTGACCTCGCAATCGAAGGTCTGAAGGCGCAGGCTGGCCAGGGCGCATCGCTAATCCCAGGGATCATTTCGTCCGCCAATCAGGACTATTCCGGCCAGCCGCGCGCTGGTCAGCCGGCGGCGGCGCCGCAGCAACAATCCGGCACGGTTCAGACCGCACAGCCGCAACCGCAGGCACAGCAGCACCGAGCCGCCGCCGTCGCGCCCGACGCGGCGCTCGCCGAGTTGCGCCGACGCGCCGCGACGAACCCAGCGCTTGCTGCGCGCCTTGCTCAGATGGGGCATTAAATGGCCGATATCAGCTCGCTCTCGGACGACGCGCTTCTGTCCGCTGTCGGCGCGGCACCGGCCGCCGCTCACACGCCCGCGGCGTTCGTAGCGCAGCACGCTGGCACGGCGGCGGCCGCCGGTCAGCAACTCGGCGTGGATCCGAATCTTTTGCTTGCTCAATGGGGGCTTGAGACTGGCTGGGGCAAGTCCGTCGTGCCGGGCACGAACAATCTCGGCAACGTCAAGGATTTCTCCGGCGGCGGCGTGGCAGCGACCGACAACGCGACCGGATCGACGGACAACTACCGCGCGTATTCATCGCCAGACGCCTTTGCCGCGGATCAAGCCAGCCTGCTCGCGCGGAAGTATCCCGGCGTAGTCGGCGCTGGGTCCGACGTCAGCAAGTTCGCGAGCGGCCTGCATGGCTATGCGGAAGATCCGCAGTACCCGCAAAAACTTGCTGCGGTCGTGCAAACCGTGCAACGCAACCAGCCCCAACAGCAGGCGCAAACGGCGCCGCAGCAGCCGGGCGTCCTCGCGCGCGTCGGCAATGCCGTCGCAAGCGCAATTTCCGGCACCGCAAACGCCGCGACGCCGCAAGAGCTATCGGGTATCAGCGATGCCGATTTGCTGGCAGCGTTGGCGGCGCGTGGCAATCCGCAAGCACAACAGCAACCGGGCTTTATCGATCAACTTGGGCACCAGATCGGCCGCACGGCGCGCGCCGTCGGGCACGGCGTTGCGGACGCAGTTGGGCTTGTTGCGAACCCGGTCAATGCGGTAATCAACACCGCCGGCAGCATGATCGGCCATGACCCGCATTTGCAGGATGTCGACACGCTCATTCGCCGCGGCGTTGATGCCGTTACGCCCGACGCCTGGAACGGCACCGAGCAAACGGTCGGGCATATCGCCGACGCGGTTGCAAACCCGGTGAATCTGGTGGGCGGCGAAATCATGGCACCGGCGACCGGTGCGCTCTCGACGGTGGGTCGCGGCGCGCTTGCCGGTGCGACGACGGCCGGCGCGCAACCTCTGCACTCTGATGACACCGTCGGCGATTTCGCGGGCCGCATTGCCGGCGGCGCGGCAGGCGGCGCGGCCGGCTCGGTCGTTGGTGGCGCGGTCGGCGCCGTTGCCGATCGTCTGGCGACAGGTGTCAATCGGCTGGTGAGCGCGGTGCGCTCAACCTTACCGAGCACGCAAGCCGCGGCGCGCGTCAATGCTGACGACCTGATCAGGCAGGCTGCGCAGGAACAAAACATCGATATCGCAGCGATTCCGCAATCGATCCTCGCAGCGACGCGCCAGCGAGTCACGGACGCGCTGTCGCGTGATGGCACGATCGACGCGGCCGCCGTGCTTCGTCGGGCAGAGGGTGACGCCGTGCTCGGTCCTGAGAGTAGTTTGACGCTCGGGCAGGCGACGCGCGATCCAACGCAGTTCACGCTCGAGCGCAATACGCGCGGCAAAATCGGCGGCGAGCAGCTCGCCCAGCGTTACGCGGACCAAAATCGCGGCCTCATTTCGGCGCTGAACAACCAAGGCGCGCTCGAGGCGCCGGGCGAATACCAAGCCGGCCAAGGCGTTATGAACGCGCTCGCGCAGCGCGACGCGGAAGTGCAAGCCGGTATCAGCGGGCTTTATGGCCAAGCGCGCGCAATCGACGGTGGCGACATTCCGCTCGACCATGTCGCATTTGTCAACGACGCGCGCCAGCAGCTCACAGCGCAGATGCGAGACTTGCATCTGCCGACGACTGTCTCGCGCCAGCTAGACCGCTTCGAAAGCGGCGACACGCCGCTCAACGTAAGTACGGCCGAACAGTTTAAGACGATTCTCGCCCAGGATATCGCGAACGCCGAAGCCGCTGGCAAAGGGAACGTGGTCAACGCCCTTGGCATCGTCCGCAATTCGCTCGATAACACACAGCCACTGATGGGTGGCGAGGCCGATCAGGGCGCCGCCGCGATCGCGGCATTCAATCAGGCGCGCGCTGTCGCTCGCGAGCGCTTCGACACGATTGACTCGGTGCCGGCGCTGAATGCAGTTGTCAATGGCCGCGCTGTGCCAGACACATTCTTCAATCGATTCGTGCTCAACGGGAATGTCGGCGACATCAACGCCATGCTGAACATCGTGCCCGACCAAGGCATGGCCTTGCGGCGCCAGATGGTCGATTACCTGAAGCAAAAGGCGCTCGGCGGCGCGAGCGACGAAGTCGGCACGTTCTCGCAATCGGGCTACAACAAAGCCCTCAATTCGATTGGCACACAGAAATTGAATGCGCTGTTTGACCCGGGGCAAGTCGCGCAATTGAGACAGATCGGTCGTGTGGCCGCGAACATTCAAGCGGAGCCGGCTGGATCCGCAGTGAACCATTCGAACACCGCAGCGGCAATTTCGAATTCTGCCGTCAACGCGTTGCTCTCTATTGCAGAGAAGGTTCCGGGGCTAAGGCTTGGTGCGGGGATTGCAAAAAATGCGATTGATCAAACCGGTAACAAACGGCTCGCGCAAGAGGCGCTTGCTGGCCAAGCGCCAGTGACGGTCGAGCGGAGTTCGGTTGACCCGGTCAATCAGCTTTTGCCGTTCCTTCCGGGGATCGCTGGGGCTGCGACTGTACCAATGCATCGCTAACCGAACGAAACCCGTGAAGAGCGCGCTCGAAATTACGCCAAGCCAAAACTGGTTCATGCGGATCTCCGCTTCAATGACGTAAGGATTTTAGACTATGGCCGCACCTCTGCCAAAGGGTAAAACGCAGTTCACGAATCTGCTCGGCCGACCGCTAGTCGGCGGAAAGGTCTATTTCTATGCGCCTGGCACCGATACAAAAAAGGATACGTGGCAGGACGAAGCCGCCACGATCCCGAATACAAATCCGGTGGTGCTCGACGCACGGGGCGAGGCTGTAATCTGGGGTAGCGGGAGCTACCGTCAGGTGCTTAAAGAGGTAATCGGCCCGCTGGAAGTAACGATCTACGACGAAGTCGTGTCGTCGATCGACGAAGCCTATGTTCAGGAGGCTGTTGCTACAGGCGTCGATGCATTGCGTACCGATTTGGCCGACCCGTTCAAAGGTGTCTCGCTGGTGGCGCACGCCGTGGATGATCGTGTGTTAGCCAACGACGGCGGGTCAGTGCTGGTGGGCTTTCTTCAAGCGGGCACCGGGGCGGCGCTTCGCACGGTGCAATCGGTGCTGCGCGAGTCGCTCAGGGTGACCGATTTCGAAGGCGCTGATGCAACCGGTGCGACGGATTCGCTTGCGGCTTTTAATGCGGCCGTCGCAGCCGTTACTGCGATCGTGACGGCGCAGGCTTTGCCGTACCCGGCTCCGGCAATTGAGTTGCCGAGGGGGACGTACAAGCTGTCCGACACGCTGAACCTGAAGCCGTGGCACAAGTTCTATTCGCGCGGCACCGTGGTGCTCGACTTCAGCACAATAGATGCTGCAAAAGATGGAATCGTCATGCGCAATGAGCAGACGACTATTCCGATGGGCGACGCCAAGTGGGCTTCGATTTCGCCGTTTCTCGATGGCGCCGGCGGAACGATTGTTGTGTTAGGCCCGGGCAAGGCGACGTCGACCGGCTGGGGCATCCGCATGGGTAACACCACGGCCGCATCTAGCGACATTCGCGATACTGGCGGCCGCTACGTTGTGGTGACGGGTTGGCGCGGCGCATTGCGCTACGACCCAATCAACCTGTACCTGATCACGTGGGATCGGTGCCGGTTCGAACAGAACGGATCGGAGAATTTGTACGTCAGCAGCGATGTTGCCGTGACAAACAGCGGCGAGCGTATGACGTTCAAAGATTGCATTTTCGCCGCTGCGAGCAATGCGGTCTATCACAATTGCGATAGTTACAGTTTCGAATTCGATGGCTGCTCGTTTGACTATCACGCGATCCCGTTCAAGGTCGATGCGCTCGGCCGATACTCGCGCTTTCTCTTCAAAGGTGGCCATTCCGAAGCGTTCGACGGCCTCTGGTTTGACGCAACAACGAGCGGTGATCGCGTCGAATTGACGATGCAGGGCCACGAGATTTTACCGACGCACTATGTCAATGCTTCGGTGATCGCATCGCCGCGCATGCTCGTAGACGGCAACGCCGCGAACCGGCTGCGCATGTCGGCCTTCGGAACGTCGCTGCGCTACCTTTGGCGTCCGTATCTTTCTGACACCCCAGTCATCGGCGATAACGTCCTTATCCATGCGCTCGAAGGAACCATTCAGGAAGGCTATTACATTCCGCTCGCTCGAGCTCGGTCGCTCGGTCGTGATTACGACTTCACGGCGAATGCAGTCGGTACAAGCGGCGACGCACTGACGCACTGGACGCGTGACGCGGGCTTGGTGGATGTCGATGTGCGTGACATTCAGGTTTCAGCGACGCTTGGTCAGTCGCTCCATCTGCACGGCGTGGCTGCGGATTCCACGATCACCTTTCACGCAAACGACAACATCCCGTGCAAGTCGGGTGAAGTGTATTGCCCCGGTTGCGATGTGTTTGCGAACGGCACGACTGGCGACCTCAATATCCGCGTTTTCATGCGCTTCTACGACTACCAGGGTAACCAGGTGGGGGCCGACCTTGGAGCGACATACAAGATGGCTGACGCCTATGCAGACACGGCGCTGCCGAACTTCGCATCTGGCCGCAACCGCGCAATGACGATCGATCACCGCATCCAGACCGTTCCGCCCCAGGCTGTGAGCTTCAAGCGGTATTTCACCGTCTCCGCTTTTGTCGGCGACGTCTACATCAAGAACGTGCGCGCGCTGCGCGCTTAACGGGGAATTGACTATGCGATCTCTCGAAGCTTGGATCCTGCGCACCGTGCCGCAGGACAAATGCCTGCACGTCATAGCTGGCGTGTTGATCTTTGGCGCGGCTCATTTCATCACGTGGCAGGCCGGGATTGCCGCCGTGCTGATCGCCGGCGTTGCGAAGGAAACGCTCGATCACTTCACTGGCGGCGACGTGTCGATATGGGACGTGGTAGCGACGACCAGCGGTGGTGCGCTGGGCCTGCTGTGCTTCTTTCGATAACAACGGGGAACAGACAATGGAAGACAAACGTACGCTGACGGACGCCGACGTAGATGCGCTGGCTGAACGCCTTGAAAAGAGTGTCTTGCAGCGCTTTCAGCTAAATATTGGCCGTGGGGTGCTCGCATTGCTCTGGAAGTGGTTCATGTTGGCTCTGCTCGCGTTGGCGGCCTATGGCGCCGGCGGCGGGTTCAAGAAGTGGGGTGGCTGATGAGCAGCTTCGACGATGCATTTACCGCGCTGATCGGCAACGAGGGCGGCTATTCGAACAATCCGGCAGATCCGGGCGGCGAAACGATGTGGGGCGTCACAGCGCGAGTCGCACGCGCGGCAGGTTACGCCGGGCCGATGAAGGACTTGCCACGCGACACGGCGAAGGCGATCGCGAAGAAACTCTATTGGGATCCGCTGCGGCTCGACGAGCTGGATGCACGGGTCGCGTTCCAGATCTTCGACGCGAACTACAACGGCGGCCATCCGGTGATCTGGATGCAGGGCGCCGCCGGCGCGAAGGTCGATGGTCTGATCGGGGACGCCACCATCGCAGCGGTGCGGGCCGGTGACCCGCTGCGCTTCATGTTGCGCTGGAACGCGCTGCGCCTTAACTATTTCACGTCGCTCAAGACATGGCCGACCTTCGGCAAAGGCTGGACCAACCGCATTGCTTCAAATCTGAAAAAAGGAGCCGCATAGATGCCACTGATCCCTATCGCAATGGCGCTCGCCAATTTCGCCCCGATGATCGCCGGCTGGCTCGGCGGCTCGAAAGCCGAGAGCGTCGCCAGCAAGGTCGTCGGGATCGCCCAGACGGTTACCGGCCAGTCCGCGCCCGACGCTGCGCTCGCCGCGATCCAGTCCGACCCCAATCTGTCGATGCAATTCCAGAAGGCCGTGCTCGACCAGCAGGCGCAGCTGGCGCAGATCGCGGCCGACGTGACGAAGGCTGAACTGGCTGCCGATACCGCCGAAACGCAGACGGTCAACGCGACGATGCAGGTTGAGGCGAAGGCGGACCATTGGCCGACCTACGCATGGCGGCCGTTCGTCGGGTTCTGTTTCGGGTTCGCGTGGATCGGCGGCTATTTCATCATCCCTGTGTTGCGCGGCTGGTGGCCGAACATCGCTCAGCCGAGTATCCCGCCCGAGGCATGGATCGCAATTGGCGGAGTGCTAGGGGTGGCGAGTTTCTTCCGCGGGAAGATGCAAAGCGACCCGCGCGTCCCGAGTGATAACCGCGGGTAAAGAGTGGCGGAAATATTAATTCTGCATTGGCTTAAATCTCGTGCAATTTCGGAACGGGTGCCCGGAGAACCGCATAAAACCGTGGGGTGGAAATGGATCCACGTTCCGAAACCCGGTGCTAAAACCTATACTGGTAAAGGCTTTGATGGGTTTTGACGGCTGGATTGTGATTCCTGTTGTCGTGGGTTCGAGCCCCATCAGCCACCCCAAAGAATTCAAGCAGTAAAAGTTTTACGAACGGCGTTGTGAGAAATCACAACGCCGTTTTTGTTTTGGGTTCG